ACCGCCAGACCTTCAAATTGAGCATTTGATGACGTTACTCGCCGGTCTGCTTGGTTTTGGTGGGATGCGTAGCTTCGAAAAATCCAAGGGTATCGCGGCGAAGTAGGTCGCGGTAGGCGTTAATCGCCGTCTTTAAGTCGGCGTTTAGCGCGTCAATCTCCGCATTCAGCAGCGCCAGCCGCTTGTTTGCTTCTACTGCAAACTTGACAAGGTTGTCATACTGCCACGTTTCAAAATTAGCCATGGGATTCCTTTCTGGGTAAGTTTCTAAGGATATACGAGTACTCTGGCTCTACCGAAGGAGGGCCGATGTTAAACACAAAATACCTTCTGTTTTCTTCTCCAACTTCACGTTTGGAGACAGAACCGTTGGCGCACAAACGGTTCAGTATTCCAAACAACGCCTTGGGCGTTACGCCTGGCACTTTCATTTCTTTTCTTGCCATCTCTCCGTGTTCGCTCAAATAATCAAGAACCTTTTGTTGGCTCATATTTACCTCAAAACAATGCGTCTGGTACGTTAGACAGGTCCAGCTTTGGTTTACGCTGGCGTTTGATTTTCTGGACAATGTGTGGGTACGGCGGCATATGCCACACCCACCGCACCACGTTGCTTTCGTCGTCAAGGATTCCGTATCTCATTTCTCTTCCCTTTGTCGTTTTGTGTTATGGGTTTCCCAATCGGTAATTTTGATTCACCATTAGTAGTCTTTCCTGCGGATTCTTCCCGTTCGGGGTTGAAAATAAACTTCATTTCCAACTCCCACCCCTTGCCGCCATCTGACCAGCCAAGAACGCAGCCTTGTACGCACCATCGTTGGTGTTAGCACGCATCAGTTGTTCTTTTAGGTGGGTGATCTCAATCTGAGATTGCTTGTCTGCCACATCCCAGGCCGCCTCCCATGCGTCCCACATAGGTGCTTCCCTTGGGTCATAACTACCAGCGGGAGCGGTCTTTTGAATTACAGACCACCACTTACGCCATGCTTCTGCTTTGTTCATAGACGTGCCTTTATTAAGATTTTAAGTTCTGCGCTGCTAAACGCCCGTTCTTTACCTTGGAAGATGATTTTCTCAGTCCACGGTCTTGACCACAGGCATTGAAGTTCTGGGACGGCACGGGAGTTAAGCAACTCCTCAGTTGTATACGCAACGCCACCCAATCCAACCCATTTGTGCGGCTCGATAAAATGTGGCACAACAATCTGCTCGCTGTTGGGCAACCTGAATACAGGCTCCAAAGCATAGTCAGAAAAACGCTGAAGCATTTCAGCAAGGCTAAAGTTAACTTTGAACTCTGGCTTTTGTTTCTTGGTCATTTATGCTCTCCGATTTTGGTTTTGGCATCGTCAAACCCATAACCCACAATGACCCGATGCCCGCAGCCCTGTAGGTAATCAATCCAATCCTTCTGTTCTGGCCTTAACACACCTCCTTTCTGACGTTTCATCTCAATCCACAAACCCCAAGATGGGACAAACAGGTCAGGAACTCCGGCGCTAACGCCTTCGGCTTTCAACCTACTTGCCACGCTAATGCTTCGTTTTTCCCCGTTAGGAATAGCAAAGATGCGAACGTCTGGATACGTCTGGCGAAACCAACGCACCAGGTCGCGCTGCTCTTCATGCTCGGTTGGTATTACCATTTCCTACTCACAACCCTAAAGAATTTTCCATCGCGTTTGTACTCAATGGATACTGGGGGAAACCCTTGGTTCATCTGCGCCACAACATAATCAACCGCGTCTGACTCGGCCACTTCGTTGATCTGGCTTAGTACAGCTTGGGCTTTGTTGGCGATGTAGTACAACGTACCCAACGCCTTCTCACCGGCAAACCCGGAATGCAGTATCGGCAGGTACTCGGTGATAGGGGTATCGCTCAGGCCGCCGTAGTAAGTGATTGACACCATTAGCTTGCCGCTGGCCTGACTAACGTGCCGCCGCCAAGACCAATCGGTGACCGCCATCTCGGTGCCGCTGTCACCCATAATGTCGTCATGCTGTAACTTCAACTTCTTAGGCTCAACAGCGGGGAAATCCGTCCCGCAAGCGGGGCATACGCGCACCGCTAACGCGCAAATCTCGTTGCAGTTGTCGCATACTTTGACCGGGGCTACGCCGTCGCCTGTACCGCCTTTCTTTGGTGGTTGCACATTGGTGATCGGCCCATGCGTTGCAACCACCTTGGCAAAGTCCAGCACCAAGCAATGATCGGTGTGGCTCTTAGGCCGCATTCCTCGACCGGCCATCTGGATGTACAGACCAGGAGACATCGTTGGCCGCAGCATTGCAATCAAGTCAATGTCTGGGTAATCAAAACCTGTGGTCAGCACGTTGGCGTTGGTCAACGCCTTAATCTTTCCGGTCTTGAACTCCTCAATGATCTTCTCACGCTCTTTCTTGGGCGTGTCGCCAGTCACGCACTTGGACGGTATGCCCCAATAATTCAGGATCTCGCAGACGTTCTGGGCATGAGATACGCCGGTACAAAAGAACAACCAATGCTGCCGATCTTCGGCCAACGCAATCACCTCGCTGACCACGCGCACGTTCTGGTCTTTGGTGTTGACCGCTTTCTGTAGCTCGCCTTCAACAAACTCCCCACCGCGCTTGGCAACGCCATCAGTATCAAGTTTGGTTGTGGTTACTTTCGAGCGCAGCGGGGCAAGATGCTTCTTAAAGATCAACTCTTCAATCGTTACTGGTTCAATTAGTGCGTTGAAGACCGCTGGCTCATCGGTAATCATGCCGTGACCTAGCCGGTACGGGGTTGCGGTCAGTCCGATGAAACGCAGGTTTGGGTTGATGCGTTGAAGCTGGCGCAGCAGATCGCGGTAACCGCCAGTGTCTTTGTGATTGACCAGATGGCACTCGTCAATGATCACCAGATCAACGTGGTCAATCTGCGCCGCCTTATCTCGCACCGACTGAATGCCGGCAAACGTAATCGGCTGGTGTAACTCACGCCGCCCTATACCGGCGCTATATATTCCGAGCGGCGCGTCCGGCCAATGTACGTACATTTTCTCGGCGTTCTGCTCAATTAGCTCCTTTACGTGGGTCAGCATCAACACCCGCGTCTCAGGCCACTTGGTCAACGCATCTTGGCAAAGGGCCGCAACAAGGTGGCTCTTGCCTGAACCAGTGGGCAGCACCAGACAAGGGTTGCCTTCGTAGCCAGCAAGAAACCAGTTGTACAGATCATCTATGGCCCGCTGCTGGTAGTCACGCAGGATCATCCAACTACCCGCGCATCAAACATCTTACGAAACTCAATCATCCCTTCGTCAGATTCAGCACAAGCGGCAGCGTTGGCGACCAACTCCTTAGACCCGTACACACCGTCCCCTGGCTCACCGTTCACAACATCTTTACCGTTGATGACGTAAATCGTCTGCCACTGGTCGCCGGCTTCCTTGCGTTGCCACGGGACCATATCGGGGTGTAGGACATGGCTACCGCAACCCTCACGCTGCCATTCCACGGGTATTTCGCTACCTGCGTGGCGCTCGCAGATCCACTTGGAATCCTCGGTCGCCGTGCTATGGGCGCAGGTTCGGCAGTTGACCTCTTTGGTCAGACGGTCGCCGTGGCAAAACTCATGAGCAGGACACCACTTGCATTGATACCAACTTGGATCAGCACTTAACGGCTCGGGCATCCGGTCTGACAATGCAATGCGCTTGCCTCTGGCTATTGCGTTTTCGGCGACGCCTTTGTCGTACTCCACCCGCTCTGTGTAGAGTCGGTCGTCATCTTTGCAGACAGCCACGTATAGCGCCCGATCAATGCCAGTGCCATGCATATAAGACTGCATTTGCACAAAGTGATCAAACTTGGCACGTTCCACGCCCTTGTCTTCGACTTGTTCAAACGATTTTTTGTTGTGGGTTTTGTACTCACAAACGTGTTTCTTCTGTGGCGCTCCCGGCACTCCAGATATTGCGATGTCATCTATGCTCCCGCTAATGTGGCAACCAAAGTCCACCCGTTCTTGCGCTACCCCTGGCTTAAACTGGATGCCAATGGCTTGCAGATCCTCTTTGATCGTTGCTTCTTCGTTCTGGCCGCGTCTAAACATACGCAGCACGCGACCTTCAAACTTGCTCGCCACAGCCCACCGAAACGACAGCCATAACCAACGGTCGCAAGCGTGACCAAGTTGGCTTGCGCCAAGATGCGCCCTTGGTTTCTCAGGTTTGCTTGCGTGGTATTGGTCTACGAGTTCTGGGATGCTATACTGAGCGTCAGGTATCTTCACGTGCTCTCTCCTTGGTATCGATTTGCCCCGGCACTCCACCGGGGCATTTTTTTGCCTATTACTTCTTAGCCCAGGGTGGCGCAGCCTTAACGCCCGCAGCGGGGACCGATGGCGCAGCCTTTGGTGCGGGTGCAGTACCACCAGACAGGCTCTTGAACCCACGCACCTCGTTGCTGTTGCCGTACTGCTCTGAGATCCGAATATCCAACTTGATCGACAAGTTGCCGCCGATCATCTGGTCCGTATCTTTCAAGCTGGTGAGGCCAATCGCTCGCATGATCTCGCCCAACTGCTGGCGCCCGATCTCTTCGGCCTTTGGGTTGGGGTTACGCACATTCAGGTTGCCAAACACTACGCGGCCTTGATGCGTCGGGCCTTGGATGTCGTAGCGGATCTTGATGTATTTGCCGTTGCCCATCTTGGTAGCCATAACTTCGGCATTAGAAATTGTTGCGGTGTACCAGCCAGCGGGCAGGGGTTCAAAGTTGCGCTCCGACTGGGGCAGCGAGGCAACGTCATAGGTTTCGTCTAAAAGCATTTCACTTCCTTGTGATGGTGAACGATGGGCGACCGGGCTTGGCAGTTATCGCTGCCGCAAACGGTTTGGTAATTGACTCGTCTGTGGCTTTCCAGACGGTCATATTGATCTCAGGTTTCCAGCGGAACACCGTAGACAGATGCTCCTCCGACCCAGTTTCGTGGGCAATGACCAGCAACTTGTCAGAGTTGACCGTGCGGTTAACCCGACCTTCAATCTTAATTGCAAAAGGTGACCCGACTTGCACCACATTCTCGGTCCCCTCAAACGTCTCTGGGAAATTGACCTTCTTGGCAATCTCGTCCTCAATCTCGCGCCGTTTCTCAACTGCCACCTTCTCGGCTTCCTTGTAGCCAATCCAACGCTCGGCAAGTTCGTCGAGCGTAATGTCGTCAAACACTCTCATGCCACACCTCCAATTTTCTTGATGATCTCGCCCAAATCGGCGTCTTCCCACACTTCCAGCTTGCCAGACCGATCCTTGGCAAGCCACAACCCATCGCCATCAGTCATCAGGGCGCGGCGAGTCATTCCTTCGGCATCCTTCTCAACCCTGAGAGCCAGCACTTCATCGAAGAAGTAGGGCAGCGACTGGCCGGTTTTATTCCCCGGCATACTCGGGGCGTAAAGAACGCGGCCCATCTCATCCTGAGTTTTTTCCAATTTTGCCGACATATAAACGTGCTTGCCGGGGAGATCGCGGAAACCTCGGATGATGTCGGCCATTTGCTCTTGCATGGCCCCGTATGCCGCTCTGGGATCTTTATTGATCTTTTTTTCAGCGTTCAGTACTACCTCGGCGATTTCCGAAATACTGTCCAGCGCCACCGATTCAAATTCTGCTGCTTCGGCGCTGCTGGTCAGCCACTTGTAAGCCTCCCTAAGATCATCCATGCTCGTGATCTCAATGAAAGGTAGGTTGGTATCAGCAATGCTTAACAAACCGCCTTCCGCACTTAAAATGACCGGCGTGGGTAAGGTGGGTATAAGGCTGGTCTTACCTGCACCTGCTTGACCGTAGACCAAAAGCTTGACCGCTTGCGCGGTGGCTTCTTTCGTCCTCTTTAATGAAATTGCCATCAGATGCCTCCACTCAAAGCCAAAAACAGGACAATGGCCGCTGATGCACCAACTGCTACAGACGCCAAAATGATGACCCAAGGCGGGTCTTCTTGAGGTTCAAACTTATTCATTGCCTTCTTCCTCCTCGTCGCTTTTGTTTGAGTAAAAGACCGTGACGTACTCGTCTTCGCTAAAGTCGCAAAAATCAATCGTGTTGAAGTCCTCGTGAAACTCACGATGGACGTAAGCGAGGATGATTTCCTCTACCTCTTGCTTGGTAAGAATTACCTTCATGATTACTCCTTGGTTGGAACCGCACATTCGGGCTATCCGTTCGTGCAGTTGTTGCTACTTTACCCATTTCACTTTAGGATGTCAACAGAAAGTTTCAACCCAAGGTGAAAAAGTGACAACAGAGGAAGCGATCAAGCACTTTGGCGGGCTGAAAAAGCTCGCCGATGCGCTACAAATCTGGCCGCAGGTGATCTATCGATGGGGCAAGAACCCGCCGATGGCGCGGCAGTACGAGATAGAAGTTAAGACTGAGGGAAAGTTACGTGCAGACCATGAACAAGATTGACGCGGCGCTTTTATATGCAAGTTGGGGCTGGCGCGTGTTGCCAGTGGTGCCCAACGGCAAGGTTCCTGCAACCGCCCACGGGGTCAACGATGCAACCACAGACCCAGAGCAGATCAAGCGTTGGTGGGGGCAGAACCCAAATCTTAATATCGGCATCGCTTGCGGCAGTACTAGCGGGATTGTGGTGTTTGACATTGACCCACGCAATGGTGGTGACGCAAGTTGGCAGCAATGGCTATCTGACCACGGCCTAATGCTAGACGGTGCTATGGCGCTTACCGCAGGTGGCGGGCAGCACTACGTTGCCAAGCACGTTGATGGCATTCGGTCTTGCAAGCTGGCCGATGGGATAGACCTGCTGGCCGATGGACGGTACTTCATCGTCTACCCATCCACCATCGAAAACAGGGCCTACGAGTGGGAGGCATCCAGCGATCCGTTTGATGGTATCGCCCCAACCTATATCCCAACCCATTGGTTGCCGCTCCTTGGGCAGCGCAAGGTAGCGCCCACAACTAACGGCGATCTAATCCAAGGCAACCGTAACGATGGCCTGACGAGCCTGGCCGGTGCAATGCGCTCGTTTGGGATGACCGAAGCCGAGATACTGGCCGCGATAAGTGTTGCAAATGAGACACGCTGCGAGATCCCATTGCCATCGAGCGAGATCAAGCAGATCGCACGCTCAGTCTCGCGCTATGAGCCAGACGCAGATGTTGCGGCAAGTAGTGCAATCGGCTCAGAGGCCGCAGACGCGCTTTTATCTGAGCCACCCACATCAGACTACTTCCTTACCCGCGCAACGAGCTTCTTGGGCCAACCAAGCCCCGTGCCGTGGATTGTGAAGGGCTGGCTTCCTGCATATGCCACAACCATGATGTATGGCGAGTCAGGAGTGGGTAAGACATTCGTTGCGCTGGACATGGCCTGTTGCATAGCTAGCGGAATCGACTGGCACGGCATTCGCACTAAGCCTGGCATCGTGGTGTATCTCGCTGGCGAGGGTAACTACGGTATGCGCCAGCGGATTGCAAGCTGGTGTAAGCGTAACAACGTAAACAGTCTGGACAACCTGCTAATCAGCAATAAGGCGTTAGACATGGATGCCCCTGGCGCAGCAGCGCAGGTTATCTCGGCAGTCCGGGCGCTGACGCCAGAACCAGTTGTACTGGTCAACATCGACACGTTGAATAACCATATGTCAGGGGATGAGAACAGCGCCAAAGACTCACGCGCCATGATCAATGCTTGTAACGTGGTCTCAATGGCTCTTAGCGCCACGACCATGTTGATACACCACCTTGGGCACAGTAACGAAGCCAAACAGCGTGCGCGGGGTTCTAGCGCGTGGCGCGGGGCATTGGATGCGAGCATCTTGGTTCACGGAAAAAGCCACGAGATTATCGTTAGCTGCACCAAGCAAAAAGACGCGCCAGAACCAGCAGATTTGTTCGGATGTTTAAGCCCAGTTGATCTAGGTTGGCAGGACGAGGATGGGATGCCGCTGCCTGGTGCGGTGTTTGAGATGTTCCAAGAGGGCGATCTTCGTATCCCACAACCAAAAGAAGACAAGTTGGCCGAGCACAAAACTAACTTGGAACGAGCGTGGTTTGTTGGTGGAGCGGAAGTTGTGGATGAGATGCCCTACGTCAGCCGGGAGGCGTTTAAGACGTTTCTGCTTGAGCAAGGCATCAAAACCAACTCGGTCGATCAGCACCTTAAGGCATCAGCCAGACCGGGGATGATCATCAGGGATCTGACCGATGCTGAAATTATAGGCAAGCACGATAAGGGATGGCTGGTTAAAGATACAGTCTTGGGGTCTAAACTCATTATAAAAGTTAGTCCGTAACAACCGTAACAAGCCGTAACATGGCGTAACATTGTTACGGCGGCAAAGGCGAGTTTACCGTAACGTAACGTAACACACCCTTTAGGGTGTTACGGTGTTACGGTACGATGCGGAGCGTTACGTTACGTGAAGGTTTCACCTTGAGGGGAAAATTGAAAGATGACCGATCCAGCAGAAAAAATTGAAAAATGGGCGATTGAAAAACTGATCCCCTACGCGAGAAATGCCAGGACGCACTCGGATGAGCAGGTAGGGCAGATTGCTGCCAGCATCAAAGAGTGGGGTTGGACTACCCCGGTGTTGGTGGATGAGGATGGAGGGATCATCGCTGGCCACGGCAGGACGATGGCAGCGAAGCGTCTAGGGATGCGTGAAGTCCCCGTGATGGTGGCTCGAGGATGGAGCGATGCGAAGAAGCGAGCCTACGTTTTGGCCGATAACAAACTGGCTCTCAACGCGGGTTGGGATGACTCAATGCTGGCCCTTGAACTCAAAGAGTTGGGCGAGACTGGGTTTGACCTAGATTTGACTGGTTTTTCCCTTGATGAGATCAATGCGCTCACGCCTTTGGAGGTTGAACCTGGGTTAACGGATGAGGATGCCGTTCCAGAGGCCCCAGAAGAGCCTACAACGCGATTGGGCGACGTTTGGATACTGGGACAGCACCGACTAATGTGCGGCGATTCTACGTTGATTGACGCGGTTGAGAAGCTGATGGATGGGCAAAAGGCTGAGATGGTGTTTACGGACCCGCCCTATAATATTGATTACCAAGGCGTGAAAGATCGTCGGGAAAAAATCAAAAACGACAAGATGTCTGATCCCGATTTCTTGGATTTCTTGATTCAAAGCTTGATGAGGTGCGAAGTTATGTACGTTTGCTGCTCATGGCAGTACGCCCACCTTTTCAAGCAAGCGATGTATGAAATCGGGCATCCAGCCAAGGCGATGATCGTTTGGGACAAAATAAATCCAGCCCAACATCTGGATCTCTACTTTAAGCAACACGAAATAATCTTTTATCACGGCCCGTTTGGCGGCAACAAAACAGTTCGTGGAGACGTTTGGAAAATCAAACGACAACAAAACACGGTCCATCCAACGATGAAGCCGGTCGAACTGATCGAGATGGCTTTGTCAGACCATCCTGGCATGAAGATCGTTTATGACGCTTTCGGAGGCTCAGGCTCTACGCTGATAGCCTGCGAAAAAACGGCACGGCAATGCAGGATGATGGAGCTTGATCCGAAGTATTGCGATGTCATAATCAAACGATGGGAGGAATACACTGGAAAAAACGCAATCAACTCAATTTGTGGTAGGGAATTCAAGACGTTACAGAAGCAAGTTCATGAATAACCATCAACAAGAAATTGAAGAGTCAAGAGGGCGTGGGCGCCCCCGCTTTGAACCAACGGACGAAGAGCGCAAGCAAGTCGAGGCAATGGCTGGTTATGGCGTTGCTGAAGCGCACATCGCATCGTTGATTCGCGGCGGCATTGGAGTCTCGACTTTGCGTGAGCGGTTCAAGGAAAACCTTGAGCAAGGCCGCGCTAAAGCGCACGCCGGGATCGGCAAGACGCTGTTCCAGAAGGCGATGGCCGGCGACGTGGCGAGCTTGATCTGGTGGACCAAGACACAAATGCGCTGGACCGAAGCACCGCGCCAGATCGAAGTGAGCGGCAACATCTCCATCACTGACGCGCTCGCGCAGGCGCAAGCACGCTTGATCGAGGCTGAGATCATTGAGATGGACGCGCCGTTACTGACCGTAACAGAGCCTGTTACGCTTGTTACGGACGCCGTTACGCCTGTTACGGTCGAGTACGTTGGGGGTAACAATGGGGGTAACATCTCCGACCGCGGCAAAGAAAATGCAATGAAATCAACGGGTTAGCGCAATGATGTGATTCCCCCTACGGCTACCGCATCGGGTCCGGCAGGGCCGACCGAGGGTTTTCCCGTAGGCCCGAGGGGGCGGGGGAGGGCCGGCGGCCGACCGGTCACGGTGACGGTGGCCCCGCAAGAATTTTTTTTATTTTTTGAAAAATGCCCTTATTGATCACGCCGATCTCGCTGGAAGAGGCAAACGCTTTTGTGGAGGTTCACCATCGGCATCACAATCCGGTGGTCGGGCATAAGTTTTCAATTGCGGTGAGCGATGGCGATAAGGTGGTTGGTGTGGCGATTGTTGGTAGGCCGGTATCGAGACATCTGGATAACGGATGGGTGCTTGAGGTAAACCGTTGCTGTACGGATGGAACCAAGAACGCTTGTTCAATGCTGTACGGTGCTGCCTGGAGGGCGGCGAAGGCGTTGGGGTACAGAAGGTTGATTACCTACACGCTGCCGGCAGAGGGTGGCGCTAGTCTGAAGGCGTCGGGATGGAACTTAGTAGGCGAGCGTGGTGGGGGCAACTGGAACGTCAAGAGCAGACCAAGGATTGATACTGACGAACTTCTGCGTGGGCAGAAGTCGCTCTGGGAAGCGGTTTAAGGGATAACCATGCAAAAAACCAAGTACAGCGCCGAAGACGAACAGATCCTGATGACCAAGTTATGGTCGCCGACGATTGCGGACAACCCGGAGGCGTTTGTGTTGTTTGCGTTCCCGTGGGGTCAGCCGAACACGCCGCTGGCGAAGTTCAGTGGGCCGAGGAAGTGGCAGAGGGAGATTTTGAGGGACATTGCCAAGCACATTAAGGACAACCAAGGGCAGGTGGATATGCAGACGTTGCGTGAGGCGGTGTCTAGTGGCCGTGGTATTGGCAAGTCTGCGCTGGTGAGTTGGTTGATACTTTGGATGTTGACGACGAGGATTGGCTCGACGGTGATTGTTAGTGCGAACAGTGAGAGCCAGTTAAGGTCGGTGACTTGGGGTGAGCTGACCAAGTGGCAAGCGATGATTATCAACAGCTACTGGTGGGAGATCAGCGCGACGAAGATTGTGCCGGCGCAATGGCTTACCGAACTGGTTGAGCGGGACTTAAAAAAAGGTACGCGCTACTGGGCGGCAGAGGGCAAGTTGTGGTCAGAAGAGAACCCGGATGCGTATGCGGGGGTTCACAACCATGACGGGATGATGTTGATCTTTGACGAGGCGTCAGGGATACCGGACCCGATATGGGCGGTGGGTGCGGGGTTTTTTACAGAGAACATCCTAGACAGGTACTGGTTTGCGTTTAGTAATCCGAGGAGGAATAGTGGATATTTTTTTGAGACATTTCATGGCAAGCGGGATTTTTGGAAGGGCCGGCAGATTGATGCCAGGGAAGTTGAGGGGACGGACAAGAATACGTATGAGCAGATCATTGCCGAGTATGGTGAGGATTCGCCTCAAGCGCGGGTGGAGGTGTACGGAGAGTTTCCGGCTAGCGGGGATGACCAATTTATTGGGCCAGGTTTGGTTGACGATGCGATGGAGCGAGAAAAATACAAGGATCAGACCGCGCCGATTGTTATTGGGGTTGATCCGGCGCGAGGAGGTTTGGATTCAACGGTAATTGTGGTTAGGCAGGGCCGTGACATTGTTGCGATTAAGCGGTTTAGGGGCGACGATACGATGACTACGGTTGGCAATGTGATTGACGCAATTGAGGAGTACAAGCCCACGTTGACGGTCATTGATGAGGGTGGTTTGGGGTATGGAATACTTGACCGATTGGTTGAACAAAGGTATAAGGTGCGAGGGGTCAATTTTGGCTGGAAGGCCAAAAACCCGGTGATGTGGGGTAATAAACGGGCTGAGATGTGGGGTGCTATGCGGGACTGGTTAAGGTCTGCGAGCATTCCGAAGGATCGGCAGTTAAAGGCCGATCTGGTTGGCCCGATGAAAAAGCCCAACTCAGCGGGTACGATCTTTCTGGAAGGCAAGAAGGAAATGAAGTCTAGGGGGTTGGCGAGTCCTGATGCGGCTGATGCACTAGCCGTTACATTCGCTTACCCTGTAGCGCATCGAGAATACAAAGAGCCACCTAAAACCTTAAGGTCTAGTGGGTCTACAATGTCTGGATCTTGGATGGGTGCATAGTGCCTAGCCTTTTTTTAGGTTTGTTTTTTAAATTAGTCAATATGCTTAAAAAGTCTGCCTCGCCCAAAGCGTTCAAAGAGAACGTAAAGACTGAAGTAAAGGCCGGTAAGCCGGTCAAACAAGCAGTAGCGATTGCATACGCAACCAAACGAGCGGCGGCAAAGAAATGAGTAAGCCCGGTCTCTACGCTAATATCCATGCTAAACAAGCACGTATTAAAGCGGGTTCTGGCGAGAAGATGAACAAGGTTGGCAGTAAAGCTGCGCCAACGGCCAAAGACTTTAAAGAGTCTGCCAAGACGGCGAAGAAGAAGTGAAGAAAGGCGTATCGCTATCGGTTGGGCGCGGCGAGAAGTTGCCGGTTAGCAAGGGTGCTGGCCTGACCGAGAAAGGGCGCGAGAAGTACAATCGGGAAACTGGTAGTAATTTGAAAGCACCAGCGCCCAATCCCAAGACAGAAGCCGATAAGGGTAGGAAGTCTAGTTTCTGCGCTAGAATGGAAGGGGTTGTAGCCCACGCCAAAGGCGATGCCGAGCGGGCTAAGGCGTCACTTAAACGCTGGAAGTGTTGATGGCTGACTACACTGGGATTAACGCTGTTGGCAACGTCGCACTGGGTGGTAAGCCACTCAAAAGCGACTCGGATGTCTTGTCTACGGCGCGGGATCGCCTGTCAATGGCAATCTCGGCGTATTCCGAAAGTCGGGAAGACGAGCTAGACGACCTGCGGTTCTACGCTGGATCACCCGACAACCAGTGGCAGTGGCCGGCAGATGTGCTGGCGACCCGTGGTGCGGTGCAGGGTCAGACGATCAATGCGCGGCCGTGCTTGACGATCAACAAGCTGCCGCAGCACGTACATCAGATTACCAACGATCAGCGCCAGAACCGGCCTAGTGTCAAGGTCATTCCGGTTGATGACAACGCGGATGTTGAAGTCGCCGAGATTTTCAACGGCATGATTCGGCATATTGAGTACATCTCGGATGCGGATGTGGCCTATGACACGGCCTGCGAGAACCAGGTTGCGTATGGCGAGGGTTATATTCGGGTCTTGACCGAGTATTGCGACGACGATACGTTTGACCAAGACATCAAGATTGCGCGAGTTCGTAATAGTTTCAGCGTCTACATGGACCCGCTGATTCAAGACCCGTGCGGATCGGACGCGAAGTGGTGTTTTATAACGGAAGACTTGTCTAAAGCCGAATACGCACGGTTGTTCCCTAACGCATCGCCCTTGTCCACGCTTGAGACGCTGGGTGTAGGGGATCAGAACCTAAGCCAGTGGCTAAATACCGATACGATCCGTATTGCTGAGTATTTTTATTGCGAATACGACACGCAGACGCTGAATTTGTACCCTGGTAATGTGACTGCATTCCAAGGGACACCGGAAGACAAAGAGTTGCGGGCGGTTTACGGCAAGCCGAAGAAGTCACGCCAAGCGGATCGCAAGAAGATTTGCTGGACAAAGATTAACGGCTACGAAATCCTTGAAAAGCAGGAATGGGCCGGTAGTTGCATCCCTGTTGTGCGGGTGATTGGTAACGAATACGAGGTTGAGGGTCGGATTTACATCAGTGGGCTGGTGCGTAACGCAAAAGATGCACAACGGATGTACAACTATTGGACTAGCCAAGAGGCAGAGATGCTGGCGCTGGCTCCAAAAGCCCCGTTTATTGGTTATGGCGGTCAGTTTGAGGGGTACGAGACCCAGTGGAAGACCGCAAACACGCAGAATTGGCCATATTTGGAGGTCAATCCTGATGTAACGGACGGTCAGGGCGCTGTATTACCGTTACCGCAACGTGCGCTGCCGCCAATGGCCCAAACTGGCTTGATTCAAGCCAAAATGGGTGCGTCCGAAGACATCAAGTCGGCAACTGGACAGTACAACGCATCACTTGGACAGCAATCAAACGAGCGTTCCGGCAGGGCTATTCTTGCCCGCCAGCGTGAGGGTGATGTAGGTACTTACCACTATCAAGACAACCTAGCACGAGCTGTCCGGTACGTTGGTCGGCAGTTGGTTGACTTGATCCCCAAGATTTACGACACGCAGCGCATCGCCAGAATCATTGGTCTGGATGGCGAGACAAAGATGGTCAAAATTGACCCGACTCAAGCCGAGCCAGTGCGTAAGATTCAGAACCAAGAAGGGATTGTGATTGACAAAATCTACAATCCGGCGGTTGGTAAGTACGATGTTGTGGTTGCGACGGGTCCTGGGTACGCCACTAAGCGCCAGGAAGCACTTGAGGCGATGGCGCAGCTACTGCAAGGTAATCCGCAACTGTGGGCGGTGGCAGGCGATCTGTTCGTTAAGAACATGGACTGGCCGGGGGCGCAGGAAATGGCAAAACGCTTTGCCAAAACGATTGATCCAAAACTCATGCAAGAGGCTGACGACAATCCAGCTCTGCAAGCAGCCAACCAGCAGATGCAGGCGATGGCAGCAGAGTTGGATCAATTGCATAATATGCTTCAAAATGTCGGCAAGTCAATGGAAGCGCAGGACATGGAGCGCAAGGATTTTGAGGCTAAGATCAAGGCGTTTGACGCTGAGACTAAGCGCATTACCGCTGTTCAGGCGGGTATGTCTGAAGAGCAGATCCAAGACATTGCAATGGGTGTAGTCGCTGCGGCTATAGAGTCACAGAATCTGATGAATCAAATGCCTGAAATGCGTGAGGAATCCATGCCGATGGAAATGATGCCTTCTGAAGGGATGATGCAATGAAGTGCGCAGATTTTGTAGGGCTTCTGTTCTTGGCGCGAGATGTAGCCCATAGCGTACATCTCAACACGCGCAGCTACAGCAAACACAAGGCGCTTGGTCATTTTTACGAGCTAATTGTTGAGGCGGCAGATGACTTTGCCGAGGCCTATCAGGGTCGGCATGGATTGATTGGGCCAATCACGCTGATGACAGCCAAGAAAACGACTAATATTGTTGAGTTCTTGGAAGAACAGTTGAAAGAAATTGAAGGTTGTCGATACGAAATTGTTGACAAGACCGACATGGCTTTGCAGCAGTTAATTGACAATATTATTGAAATTTACTTGCGTGCTCTGTATCGGCTGCGCTTCTTGGCATGACAATTTCGGTAACCCACACTACGCCAGCGGACGGCTCGTTTAGCGCCACTGGCGCGGCTGCGTGGAATGCCACACACTCGTTTACTGGTGTTTTAGACGTAGCAAACGGCGGCACCGGCACGGCAACGCCTTCGTTGGTTGCCGGTACAAACGTCACAATCACCGGGACCTGGCCTAATCAGACGATTAATTCGTCGGGTGGTGGGGGTGGTGGAGGACCAATTCTTGAGTCGCAAATTGTTATCAGTCAGAACTACACGCTCACCAGCAACACAAACGGGTTTAGTGTTAGCCCAGTAACAATCGCCGCAGGATATGCAGTTACTGTCCCAACTGGTCAAGTTTGGGCAATTTGGAATATTTAAATGAGTGCAATCAAACTTCAAGGTAACGCAAGCGGTGCTGGCACCCAGACTTTACAGGCTTCTGCAACTGCTGGTACTCCTGTAATTACGTTACCAGACGCAACAGGCACGCTGCTTGTTAGCGGCGGCGACTTGGGTACACCTTCAGCAATTGTGCTGACAAACGGCACCGGCCTGCCACTTACTACCGGGGTTACGGGGAACCTTCCGGTAACCAATCTGAATAGCGGCACAAGCGCATCATCCACTACGTTTTGGCGTGGTGATGGCACTTGGGCAACGCCTGCTGGCGGCGGTGGATCTGGTACGGTTACAAGCGTTAGTTGGACAGGCGGTATTGTTTCGGTCGGGACGCCAACTACAACCCCGGCGTTTACGATTGCGGGAACTTCTGGTGGCGTGCCGTACTTTTCAAATGGCACCACTTGGGCGTCCTCTGCTGCGCTTGCATCCAATGCTCTGGTTGTGGGCGGTGGTGCTGGAGCAGCTCCTTCAACGGTCACGACTGGCACTGGGGTTGTCACTGCGCTTGGTGTGAACACGGGTTCTGCTGGGGCGTTTGTAGTCAACGGTGGGGCGCTTGGAACGCCAAGTTCGGGAACACTAACGAGTGTTACTGGGTTGCCAATATCAACTGGCGTATCTGGTCTAGGCACTGGGGTCGCCACGTTCTTAGGCACTCCATCCAGCGCGAACTTGCTCTCAGCAATGACTGACGAGACTGGCTCTGGATCGTTGGTGTTTGGATCAACACCAACGCTGAACAATCCAACAGTCACAAATTACACCGAAAGCGTTGTGGCTATCGGTACGGTAACAACTACAAACACTATAGCGTTAACTAACGGCACGGTTCAAACAGCAACGCTGACAGCCTCAACTGCTTGCACGTTTACAATGCCTACTGCGACCGCTGGCAAATCATTTGTTTTGTTGCTTAAACAAGCTGCGGCTACAGGTAACGGTACGGCTACGTTTACTGGAGTTAAATGGGGGACTGCGGGTGCCCCTACAATTACGGCGACTGCAGGAAAAATGGACATACTGTCTTTTGTTGCTGATGGTACAAACTGGTATGGCTCCATTACTCAAGGGTATACACCATAATGTTTGCTGCCCTCAATAATTTTTTAACACTGCAAGCCGCTGGTGGTGGTAGCCCAACATCAATTGAATACTTGGTTGTCGCAGGTGGTGGGGGTGGCGGATCTGATTCTAACGGGGTTGGCGGTGGCGGTGGTGCTGGCGGACTTCTTACTAATATAGGCGGTTCTGCGTATTCGGTTGTAGCAGCTACCTTGTACACGGTTACAGTTGGTGGCGGCGGCGCAGGAGGTGCAGCAGCAAACAACAGTACAGCACAAGGGTCAAAGGGTAGCGTCTCATCTTGGAACACTAACGCGGTAGGAAGCGGAACAAAAATTGAATCCGCTGGTGGTGGGGGTGGCGTTGCAGATAGATCGGGAGCGCAAACAAATAAAAATGGTGGGTCTGGCGCTGGCGGCGCTGGTTCTAATAGTACTTCTAATAACGCTCCGGGGACCGGAACAGCCGGGCAGGGTTCAGATGGTGGAAGTGGTGTTTTAAGTGGAGGCTCTTTCCTTGGAAGTGGAGGGGGCGGCGGAGCGGGCGGTGTTGGCAGTGCTGGAACCACATCAGCCGGTGGCAACGGGGGTGCTGGAGCTACTAATAGTATTACGGGGTCTTCTGTTTATTACGCATACGGCGGAGGTGGCGGCGGGTATCAAGCAACGGCTGGAAATGGTGGGACCGGGGCGACTGGAACCGCTGGAAAAGGTGGTACAGCCACTAGCGTATTGAATACAGCTCCTTTCGCTGCCGATGCTAATACGGGCGGCGGGGGTGGAGGCACTGCAAACTTAATAGCGCCGGGGTCTCCCAATGCTGGCGGGGCTGGCGGAAAAGGCGTTGTTATTATTCGTTATGCCGACACTTTTGGTGCAGCATCAGCCACAACCGGAAGCCCAACAATTACTGTAACTGGCGGGTATCGAATCTATAAGTTTACCGACACCGGTTCTATTACATTCTGAGAAACCAAATGGCTTACTTTGCAAAACTTGATGAAAACAATGTTGTGCTTGAAGTTCTCGCCGTTAACAATAATGAGTTGTTACAAGACGGTGTTGAATCTGAGGCAAAAGGGATTCAGTTTCTTGTAGACTGGTCTGGCGGGTACACCAACTGGAAACAAACCAGTTACAACCAAAGAATTCGTAAACATTACGCTGCTATTGGTTTTACCTATGACGCTCAACGTGATTCTTTTATTCCTCCGCAGCCGTTTTCCTCATGGGTTCTGAACGAAGAAACTTGCTTGTGGGAAGCGCCAACGCCGATGCCTACAGATGGCCAGTTGTACAATTGGGATGAGGCAACGCTATCTTGGGTTGCGCCTGAAACATGAACTCATTTTTTGGTGGTGCTTTTTTTGCCGGAGACTTTTTTCAGTCTGTTGTCACTGGCGCAGAACAATTGTTGATTAAACTTCGGTCATTCACCGAAAGAAGGAGATTCTGATGGCTATTAACCTCAAGGCGATTACCTCAGTAATGGGGTATCAGCAGATCACAAGTCTGAGTTCTGCTACCAAACTGACCGTGCCGCCCCGCGATATAAGCGGATTGATCGGCTCCCCTCGGATTGCTATCATTACGCCTGAGACGCAAGCCGTGCGCTGGCGCGACGATGGCGTAGCCCCAACCGCAAGCGTTGGTATGCCGCTAGCCGCTGGCGTTACGTTGCAGTATGACGGCGATCTGTCCCAGATCCAGTTTATTGAGCAGACTGCTAGCGCCAAGCTCAACATCACTTACTATTCTTGAGGTCGCTATGCAAGTTTCTAACGACTCTCCTGCCGTGAACTACGTTGATTATTTCACCAAGCAGTTTCCAATTGATCTGGCTAACATGGCCGCGTTGCGTGATGAACTGGCTATTCGTCAGGGTGCGTTGTCTGCCGCTCAAGACGCTGTAGCTGACCGCGAACGTGCTAAGCAAGAGCTAGATGCGGCCAACGCAGAAGCAGCCGCACTGCGAGCTGATGCGGCAACTGACCGCGCAGTTGCAAAACAAGAACTGGCTGATGCCAAGGTCAAAGCCAAAGATCTGAATGCCCAGGCTAAAGCTGCACTTGCCAATGCGGTAGACCGTGAGACTGCGGTTGAGTTGCGCGAGAAAGCGGTGACAGATTGCGAGGCTTACCAAACTGAGGCCCAGGCTGAGATTGAAAGCCAACAGGCCGATTTGAAAGCCCAGACTGCCGCCTTGGACGCTCGCATCAAAGCGTTTCAAGATAAAGTTGCTGCACTTACAGCGTAGGACACAAAATGGCCGTCAATCTCTCTCCCGTGGGCGGCGCAGCGGCTCAGTTTTTTACTAACAATGGCGTTCCTCTTTCGGGCGGCTTGTTGTACACATATGCTGCTGGAACTACTACTCCTCAAGCAACTTACACCAATTCATCCGGTAGCACGGCACACACCAACCCAATTATTTTAGATTCTGCTGGACGTGTACCTAGCAGTGAAATTTGGTTGACTACGGGTGTTACATATAAGTTTGTCGTTAAAACGTCAGCAGATGTTTTAATTGGCACGTATGACAATATTTCTGGGATAAGTTCACTTAATTTACCAATATCGTCAAATGATGTCACATACACACCCGCAGGCGGCGGCGCTGTAGCAACTACAGTTCAAAATAAGTTACGCCAATGGGTTAGCGTAATTGATTTTGGTGCTGACCCAACTGGTTCGGCTGAAAGTACAACTGCCTTTACAAATGCATTGACCGCATCTCGTTTTGTATATGTACCTGCGGGCACTTATTTGGTTGACCAAATTAACATTACCCAAGCAGGAACACGACTGTTTACCGCTGGTATGTCGGTAACCCTTCAGCAGAAAAACACTGTTAATCGCTACGATAGCCCCATAATTAACGTAAAAGTTTCCGATGTGTCTATTGGAGACATGAAATTTATTGGCAACATTGCAACTGATAATGGCGAATTTAACCATTGCATAAACATTGCTGGCATTGGTTCAGAAATTCGTGACGTTACGCTTGGCAACTACTACGCCACAAACATTCGTGGTGACGTTTTGTATGTCGGCGGTATTGCTGCCACACCTGTGTACAACGTAAACGTAATTTCTTTAGATGGCGACAATATCTATCGCAGCATTTGCTCGGTTACTGGAGGTCAAGGCGTTCGCATTCAGCAAATTCTTGGCAATCGAGTTGGCTATCGTAACATTGATTTTGAAACAAACGTAGGCAGCCAAACGGTTGACGATTGTTGGGTTGGATATGTTCGCGGCGGCTGCGTTCAATTAGCTAGCAATAGCTCAGGACTTCGTATTGGTTCAATTCAAATTGACCAAATGGATTTAGATAACGCATATATGCCAGCGCCAACACCGTATGCGGCGTTTACTAACCCCGCCGGGCCTGATATTGGCATTTTATGTAACCGTTTTGATTATTTTAAGATTGGCTCACTAAAATTAAACAGTTATAACACGGTTGGGATTCTTGTTAGCCAAATTGGAAGTGAAGCCAAAGGCCGTTTAATTGTTGATTATTTAGAAGCAACAAACATTGCTCCATCTGGCGCTTATCAAACGGTCATTGAATCTACTGGCGCAACGCTTGTTGAAATAAACTCAGGCAAAGTGACGCTTACCTCCGGTTCTGCTTTGCTTAAAGGGCTTGATGCCGATTATACAATTAGAAACATTGAATTTGTCGGCAACACCACCGCAAACATTGCAGCGTTTTGCACAGATTTATATTGCGAAAATTTGCTTGGGTCATTTGGCAGCGCGACACTATTTACAAACGTAGCAAATGGTCAAGTCATCAACTCTAGGTTGACGACAACTGGCAGCGCGATGAATCAATGCAAGGACATGAGTTGGTACAACTGTAATTTAACTTGCGTTAATTTTGACTTTTCTCCCGGAGCTGGCAGTAACAAAGCGGCATTTGATCGCGGAACGTTAAATAGCACTTGGTACGACAGTTATAACGTGGTATTTGGGGGCACTGTTTGGAGCAACCAAATTGGCGTGGCGCAAGGGACAGGCTCACCTGAAGGTGTCTTGACGGCAGCTATTGGCGCTCTTTACGTTAATCTGACTGGCGGCACAAGCACAACGCTTTATGTCAAAACATCTGGAACTGGTAACACCGGCTGGACTGCCAAATAAGAAACTATCATGGCTGATACAAAAATCTCCGCACTACCCGCATCAACCACGCCGCTGGCGGGTACTGAGGTACTGCCAATCGTTCAAAGCGGCGCAACCAAACAAGTTTCTGTTGCAAATTTGACCGCTGGACGAACCGTATCAGCAAATAGCGTTTTGGCTTCAACTTTGTTTACAACGGCACAAGCGGCAAGTCCTGCAACATACGGCGGCAACGTGTATGTTTATTCTGGTGTTGGTCTAAATGCTGCTGTTGGTGGTATTGAATGGCAATACGCTACCTCTGGCGCTGGCTATGGTTTTAAAATCAACGTCAACGGTGGCACAGACACGATGGATTTTGGCTACCGTGCCAATTCTGCGACGTTTACCAAAGCAATGGGTATTGGCAACACAGGCATTATTACGATGCCCGCCTATGGCGCAGGTGCGGCAACATTTTCAGCAACAGGCGTAATTTCTTCCGTTTCGGATGAAAGATTCAAAATTAAAGACGGAGCGCCTACTGACCCAGAGTCAATGCTTAAAAAATTAAAACCTGGCTATTGGTTTTATGATCAAACAAAAACTAAATCGGGCGACGATAAACGACAGCTAGGCTTCTATGCTCAAAACGTGCATGAGGCAATTGGTCCTGAAGCAGCACCGCAACCAGAAGAAATTGTTGATGTTGCTGAAAACGGCACGTTAATCCCTACGGGTAATTTTCGTCCTTGGGGGTACTATGACCGTTCAGTGTTGGCAGTAGTAGTAATGTCATTGCAAAACGCTCTTGCAAAAATTGAAACGCTTGAATCCAAAATTCTTGCTTTGGAATCTGTCGCATAATAGTATAGTATCACCGTACCGGCGCGGTTCACCGGGGAATCTCAGGATTCAAAATGTCCGAAGAAGTAGTAGCGATTGAAGCGGAAGTAGCGCCCGCGCCGGAACTGGATGTCACGGCGACTCCAGAACCTGTAGATACGCCGGAAGTTGCGCCCAAGACCTTCTCGCAAGAGGAACTTGATGCCGCGATTCAAAAACGTCTCGCAAGAGAACAGCGAAAGTGGGAGCGTGAGCGTCAAGCGCCGCCGCCCGTTGCCGTTGATGTCCCGCCAGTAGATCAGTTTGATTCGGTTGATGCTTACGCAGAAGCCAAAGCAATCCAGCTAATCGCACAACGTGACCAGCAAAAGCAACAGACGGAGATTCTTGAGGCATATCACGAACGTGAAGAAGAGGCTCGGACCAAGTACGATGACTTTGAACAAGTCGCGTACAACCCAAGTCTTAAGATCACGACTGTGATGGCGCAAGCGATTCAAGCCTCTGATGCTGGCCCTGATGTAGCTTACTACCTCGGGTCCAATCCAAAAGAGACAGATCGCATTTCCCGTCTTAGCCCGATCTTGCAAGCAAAGGAGATTGGACGCATTGAGGCTAAAATAGCCAATGATGTGCCAGTTAAACGTACTACGTCCGCGCCCGCACCGATTAGTCCGGTAACAGCCAGAACTTCAGGCAATCCAAGTTATGATACGACCGATCCTCGGTCTACTAAAACCATGACTGCCTCGGAATGGATTGAAGCAGACAGGCTGCGCCAGATTAAGAAGGCACAAGCTCAACATCGCTAACTTTTAAGGAATTACCATGTCAAATAGCATTCTTACGATTGACATGATCACCAGGAAGGCCCTGGAGATCTTGGAAAACAATCTGGTTCTTACCCGTAACGTGAACCGTCAGTACGACGACAGCTTTGCTGTTGAAGGTGCAAAGATCGGTTCGACCCTGCGTATCCGTCTGCCCGACCGCGCTCTGGTGACGGACGGTGCCGCCCTGCAAGTTCAGGACGACAACGAGCAGTTCACCACCCTGACCGTGGCTTCGCAGAAGCATATCGGCGTGAACTTTACGTCTGCCGAATTGACAATGCAGTTGGATGACTTCGCAGAGCGCGTTCTCAAGCCGCGTATCTCGCAGTTGGCTTCTAGCATTGACGCTGACGTTGCCAATGCTTACAAAGCAATTGGTAACACAGTCGGCACTCCAGGCACCACCCCAGGCACCTCGCTAGTTCTGTTGCAAGCTCAACAGAAGCTGAACGAGAACGCCGCTGTGATGTCCCCACGTTATGCAACGGTTAACCCCGCTGCTAACGCTGGTCTGGTTGAAGGCATGAAAGGTCTGTTTAACCCAACGGATACCATCAGCAAGCAGTTCAAGAACGGCATGATGGGTACGGGCGTGTTGGGCTTTGACGAGATCAATATGTCTCAGTCGATCAAGCAGCACACCACGGGTAACTTCCCTGTTTCGCCGATTGTTTCTTCTAGCGCCACGTTTGCCGAAGGTCAATCGACTCTCGCCATTACGTTCTCTAGCGGAACCAAGACGGTTAAGCAAGGCGACGTGTTTACCATTGCTGGCGTGTACGCGGTCAACCCACAAACCCGTGAGTCAACTGGTTCGCTTCAACAGTTCGTTGTGACCGCTGACAACAGCGTTACCTCCGGCACTGCAATGACCTTGGCAATTTCTCCGGCGCTTTACACGTCGGCAAATGCTTTGGCTACCATTGATGCGTTCCCAGCTACCAGCGCGGTTATCACGTTTGTTGGAACTGCATCCACCCAGTACCCACAAAACTTGGTATACCACAAGGACGCAATCACGTTCGCTACGGCTGACTTGTTGCTGCCGCAGGGTGTTGATATGGCTGCTCGCGCAGTGCATAACGGTATTTCGTTGCGTGTCGTGCGCCAGTACGATATTAACAACGACCGTCTGCCTTGCCGTATTGACGTTCTGTATGGCTTCTCAACGATCCGTCCACAGATGGCCTGCCGCGTCTGGGGTTGAACTTTTTAATTTAAGGAAATAATTATGGCTCTCCCCAATGGCGCAGGTGGTTACCAAGTTGGCCCTGGTAACCGCGCAGAAACCGTTATGGGCGCTATGGCTGCTCCACAAACAGCCACTGCTACCGCAACCTTGACCGCAGCTCAGATCGCCAACCAGATGTTGGTTGCTAACCCTGGCACTTCGGCAGCAACGTACACGTTGCCGCTAGGCACGGCGATTGATACCGCTGTTCCTAACGCCACGGTCGGCAGCACGTTTGACTTGGCAATCGTAAACATCGGAACCAGCTCTGGCGCGGTGACTTTGGCTGTTAACACTGGCGTGACCGATGGCGGCAACGCTCTAACGGCTGTTGCTGTGACCACCAGCCAGATGTTCCGCTTCCGTAAAACTGGTGACGGCACTTACGTAGTGTATCGTCTGGCCTAAGACTAAGGGGGAGGGCCACAAGCTCTCCCCTTTTTTAAGGAAATTACTATGCCTAATACGCAAGCAGTTGGGGTCGCGTATTCCGATCCTGAGTTTACGACCTGTTACGCAAGCCAAGAAATTGGTTATAGCGCAGCAGCCCAAGGTACTGTGACGCAAGCAACGGACAAGTCAACAGCGGTAACGCTGAACAAGTCTGCTGGTCGCATCACAATGAACAACGCGGCTTTGGCTGGATCTACTGCGGTTTCGTTTACGTTAAACAACAGCCTGATTTCCGCCAATGATGTAATTACTGTGTGTATTTCTAGTGTTACCACTGGTAGTACCGCTGGGGCGTACACCTCTTACGTTTCTAATATGTCTGCTGGTTCTGCTTCAATTACGTTGCGTAATTTAAGCGCCACTTCATATTCTGAAGCGGTTGTAATTAACTTCTGCATCATCCACAGCGCAAGCTAACAGGCGGGGCTTCGGCCCCTCCTCTTGAGGTTTACGATGGCAACATATTCCGCTGGCGATCAGATCAACCGCGCCCTGCGTCTGTTGGGGGTTCTGGCAGAAGGTGAGACGTCATCGGCGTCTGTGATGCAAGATTCATTGATGGCAATGAATCAAATGATTGACAGTTGGAACACCGAGCGGTTGTCGGTGTTCTCAACCATAGATCAGATCGTTAATTGGCCTGTTGGTGCAATCAACGCCACGCTCGGCCCTTCAGGGTCTTTGGTGCGACTAAACGGTACTGCCGTTCGCCCCATTCTGGTTGACGACGCAACGTATTTCCGCGACCCGCAGACCAATGTGTCTTACGGTATCAAGCTAATTAACCAACAACAGTACGACGGTATCGCGGTCAAAACCGTAACGTCTACTTATCCACAGGTCATGTTTATCAACATGACCTACCCAGACATTGACATTTACATCTATCCTAAGCCGACGCGCTTGCTAGAATTTCACTTCATCAGCGTTGAGGAGTTGTCCCAACCGGCGACGTTAGCGACTACGCTGGCTTTCCCACCGGGTTATCTGCGGGCGTTCACTTACAACTTGGCGATGGAGATCGCGCCGGAGTTTGGCGTTGAGCCATCGCCGCAGGTGCAGCGTATTGCCATGACCAGCAAGCGCAACTTGAAGCGCATCAACAACCCTGACGATGTAATGTCAATGCCTTACGCAATTGTTGCGACGCGACAGCGGTTCAACGTCTACGCAGGAAACTATTAAAATGGCTACTATTGCAATCACAGCACTCCCAGCAGCCACGGCTGCGGCTACAACCGATGTTTTGCCGATTGTCCAAGGCGGCACAACCAAACAAGTAACCAACGCGCTGTTGTTTACCAATTCAACATTGGTTGCACCTGCGCTTGGTACTGTTGCAAGCGGAAATATTAGCGCTTGTACAAGTACAGGCATGGTGTTGACCACGCCGGTAATTGGCGCGGCCACCGGCACTAGCCTGACCGTCACCGGCGCTATTGTGTCCACCGGTACGGCTGGTGTGGGCTATGCCACAGGCGCAGGCGGCACAGTCACCCAAGCTACAAGCCGAACCACAGGCGTGACGCTAAACAAAACCACTGGTGCAATCACTCTATTCAGCGCGGCGGGCTCGGCAACAGCAGCAACTTTTACCGTGACTAATAGCACCGTGGCGGCAACTGACGTAATCATCTTGAATCAAAAATCAGGTACTGACCTGTACGACTTGATGGTCACTGCGGTGGCGGCGGGTAATTTTAACATCACGTTCCGCACCACTGGCGGCACGACAACCGAGCAGCCCGTGTTCAACTTTGCAGTTATTAAAGCAGTTGCTGCTTAATGAAAACGCCCATCCTTGGTTCAACCTATGTGGCCCGCAGCGTTAATGCTGCGGACGCCCGTATGGTCAATTTGTTTCCAGAAATTGTGCCGGAAGCAGGTAAGGAACCTGCATTCTTAAACAGAGCGCCAGGACTAGAACTGCTGGCAACAATCGGTAGCGGGCCGATCCGAGGGGTGTGGGCGTTCTCGCCGCAAGACGGCGTTGCATTTGTGGTGTCTGGTACAGAGTTGTACAAGATTAACAATTCCTACACCGCAACGCTTTTGGGGACCGTAGCTGGATCTGGCCCAGTCAGTATGTCTGACAATGGTACGCAGCTATTTATTGCAGCCAATGGTCCTAGTTACATTTACAACAACACCACCAACGCTTTTGGTCAGATAACCGATCCAGATTTCCCCGGCGCTGTAACCGTCTGCTATCTGGATGGCTATTTTGTGTTTAACGAACCCAATAGCCAAAAGTTGTGGGTGACTGCGCTGCTAGACGGTACGTCTATTGACCCGTTGGAATTTGCCAGCACCGAAGGCTCGCCCGATGGTTTGATCGCGGTAGCCGCAAATTTCCGCGAAGTTTGGGCGTTTGGAACTAACTCAATTGAAGTCTGGTACGACTCTGGCGCTACGGACTTTCCGTTGCAACGCATCCAAGGCGCGTTTAATGAGTTAGGTTGCGCTGCACCATATTCTGTTGCCAAAATGGACAACGGGATGTTCTGGCTTGGGCGCGACCGCCGCGGTCAGGGTATGGTCTACCGAGCCAACGGATACACCGGCCAGCGAATCTCAACTCATGCGGTTGAATGGCAGATTCAGCAGTACAGCGACATCTCTGACGCGATTGCCTATACTTACCAGCAAGACGGGCATTCTTTTTATGTTCTGATATTCCCAACTGGCAACGCTACGTGGGTGTACGATGCGGCTACGGGAGCATGGCACGAGCGGGCTGGTTGGGTAAACGGTGACTTTACTCGCCATCGCAGCAACTGCCAGATGGCGTTTAATAATCAGATTGTTGTTGGCGACTATGCCAACGGCAATCTGTACGCTTTTGACCTAGATGTGTACGCTGACAACGGCAGCATCCAGAAATGGTTGCGCTCTTGGCGGGCGCTACCTACTGGGCAAAATAACCTAAAACGCACCGCGCACCATAGCCTACAACTTGATTGCGAGTCTGGCGTAGGACTAAATTTATACCCCGGATATGACAGTGAAAATATAGACACTGAATCTGGGTTAAATCTTGTGGCTGAATATGTGCAAACATTTTTGGCTACTCAATCAGGCGTTACATTGACCACCGAAGCAGGGGATGGTTTTGAACCGCTTGGGCAATACGAACTATCAGATACTGACATCACTGGGTATGAAATTGTTACCAATTCATATTCTGCTGCACCAGGTTACAACCCCGAAGTTATGCTGCGTTGGTCAGATGATGGGGGTCACACCTGGTCAAACGAGCACTGGTCGCCAGTTGGCAAGATCGGCGTCTATCAGCAGAGGGTGTTTTGGCGGCGTCTGGGCATGACCTTAAAGCTGCGTGATCGGGTTTACGAAGTTTCGGGGACCGATCCGGTCAAGACGGTGATTATGGGCGCTGAGTTGATTTTGAGCGGCACAAATGCCTAATGTGACGCCGATCACGCCACCGCGAGTACCGCTAGTTGATCCGCGCACGGGGTTTATTGATCGCGCTTGGTATTTGTTCTTTCTGTCTCTCAACAACGCGGCGGCTGAAGTCTATGACAACCCTGCCGTTGGGCCTAGTTTAGAGACATTAATTGCGTCTTACGATGCTGCGTTGCAAGAGTTAACGCAAAACGTAGACACTCAACAATCGTCGGTGGCTTTGCTGCCGCAATTGGCCGAAATGCAAAAACAGATTGATGCGCTCGCGTTGTTGCCCGCACAAATAACCGCTATGCTTGCTCAATTAGCAGATGTAACTGCGATGAACCCGTCGGATGGTGACAAGCTGATATACAACGGCGCTACAGGCAAGTGGAATCAAGATTCCCGCAGCTACCTCATGCTTGAATAAAGGATTTTCACATGGCTGTTTCAGTAAAAGTCTTAGTTCCGGCAAAGTTTGCCGAAAACACACAAACAACGCAGTACACCGCCAACGGTGTGACGGCGATTATTGACAAGTTTACGGCGACAAATATCAGCGCCTCTGCTGCTACAATCTCCGTCAACTTGGTCACAGTGGCCGGATCTGCCGGAAACACCAACTTGATCACCAAGACCAAGACTTTGCAAGCGTCTGAGGTCTACACGTTCCCAGAGTTGGTTGGGCAAGTTTTAGGCGTTGGCGACTTTATCAGTACAATTGCAGGTACGGCCAGCGCGATCAATATCCGGGTTTCTGGGCGGGAAGTGACTTGAACGATCTTGCTAACATAGCTCCTTTGCGGGAGCAGATTGAGCGGTTACAGGCCGAGATGGTCCAGATGCCGCAAGCTGATTTGCAAACAGAGCATTACTTCTCAGAATCTGGGATGTATTGCCGTAAAGTTTTTCGTCCCGCTGGTACGTTGATTGTTGGGAAAGTACACAAACATCATCATTTGTTTTTGTGCGCGATGGGTGAAATAATTGCGTGGACCGAAAATGGAATGAAGCGTCTACAAGCCGGTGATGTGGTTGAGTCTAAACCAGGGACCAAACGGGTTACGCTTGCCGTAACTGATGCAATTGGCGTTACTGTTCACCGTACAGACAAGACCGATCTTGATGAAATTGAAGCAGAACTTGTTGAGCCTGACAACACGGCGTTGTTTGACTCTAGTAATTTATTGAAAATCGCAGGAGAAATAAAAGCCCTGCAAGGAGAACTGCAATGACTTGGGTTGCAACGGCAATTGTAGGGAGTGCGCTTATTGGGGGGTATGCCTCAAACAAAGCAGCAGGTACACAAGCGGCAGCGGCCAGACAAGGTATTGAAGCTCAAGAGCGAATGTTTGAGCGTCAGGTTGAGCTGCAAGAGCCGTTTCGCAAAGCTGGCGAAGAAGCACTTAACAAATTGATTCCGCTATCGTCAAACTACACGCCGTTTGGCATGAATCAGTTCCAGCAAGATCCCGGTTACGGATTTAGATTATCCGAAGGCATGAAGGCGCTTGACCGTACTGCTGCTGCGCGTGGTGGGTTGTTATCTGGTGCTACCCTTAAAGGGGCGCAACGCTATGGTCAAGATTTAGGTTCACAAGAATATCAGAACGCTTTCAATCGTTACCAGATTGAACGAAACGCTCAACTTAATCCACTTCAGTCATTAGCCGGTGTTGGGCAAACTGCTACCAACACTCTGACTGGTGCAGCCGGCCAGATGGGGCAAAACCTTGCTACTGGCTACGGCAACATTGGGCAAGCTAGGGCATCTGGGTACGTTGGTGGAACAAACGCGCTAACGTCTGCGCTCGGGACTGGTTTGAACTATATGCAAAACCAGCAGTTAATTAGTCGGTTTCCAAATCCAAACGGGTTGGTTCCTTACAGCGGTGCATATGGCGGCACTCAAGTCACTCCGGGTAATTTTGGCGACGGGTATTATTAAGGTCTAATCATGGCAGACTACACTGTTGCGCTTGGCGTTAAACCGCTGCAACTTGAAAATCCTTTGGCAATGTATGGCACAGTTGCCAACATCCAGAACGCGCAAAATCAAAATGCACTGGCTCAGTACACTCTTGCTGCCGCTCGGCGTGGCGAAGAGTCAGAGAACGCGCTAAACAAAGCGTACATGGAAGCCTATAACCCGCAAACAGGCCAGATTGATTTGCCTACGTTGCGTGGGAAAATTGCAACCGCTGGCGTTGGATCAAAACTACCTGCTATTGAAGAGCAACTTGCAAAAGTTGAAAAAGAACAACTTGCTCGTAAAGAACAACTTGGAAAAGTTGTAAACCAAAGATTTGAACAATCAAAAGGGTTGCTGGCAAATGTCAGAACGCCAGAACAATACATTGCATGGCATAAAGCCAACCACGCCGATTCTGTTTTGGGACCGTATCTGGAAAGCCGAGGCGTAACCGCTGAAAGTTCTCTCGCTCAAATTATGGCTGAACTTGCCCAACCTGGCGGGTTAGAGCGTTTAATTTCAAGAAGCACAACTGCGTTGGACAAAATGCCAGAGTTGCTGCGTTTGGAACAGGAACGAATGGCACTTTCTGGACGTATGCCAACTCAACCAATGGCTGCGCCACCTACTAATGCACTGGCCCCGGCTGCGCCGCAACCACAACCAGTTGCCGCGCCAGTTACTAATGCTTTAGCCCCAATTGCGCCACAAGTTCAACAGGTTGGCAATTCAATGGGTGTGCAAACCGCTTCTGTTTTTCCGCCGGCTGTTAGGGCTATGCAACCAACGTTTGGGTTGCAAGGTGAACTTAGCGCGGTCAATAACGAAATTGCACGACTTCAAGGTTCTGAAGCCGCAGGGCTTCCAGGTGTTCAAGCGAGAATCAGATCTCTTGAAGAACAAAAAGCACGGTTATTTACGGCTATTAATCAAGAAAGAAACGCAGCAACTCAAGAAAGAAACGCAACAACTTCTGAAGAACAAGCCAGAATTGCTGCAAGACAAGCCGAATTGGCTGCTGAAAGGTTTGCGTTTGAACAATCAATTGCAGCAGATTTCAAAAGTACCCCTGCTGGTGTTGTCAGAATTGATAAAGTTACTGGCGAAACAAGAATTGTCAAAGACGCTAACGGCAAACCAGTCATGGACGTTGAAGCAGCTAAAGCCGCTGATGCAGCTAGACACGCCAAAGTCATGGAAGCCCAAGGCGCCGCCCGTATTGGTCAAGATGCTGCAAGAATTGCTCTTGAAAAACAACGAATTGCACAAGCGGAGTTTCAAGCCAAACAACCCAAGTTTGACGCAGGTGCTGGCGGGTTTGTTTACGCGCCAACCCCAGAAAATCCCCAAGGCAAGTTTGTTGCTGTTTCTGGTATTGAAGGAAAACCTCCAAACGAAGCTCAAGGAAATGCAATTGCTTTTGGCGCCCGGATGGATTATTCCAACAGAATTTTGGAAGGGTTAGAAAAAGAAAATGTTACCAGTGGCGGCAGAATTAAAGGGTTTGTTTCTGGAACTTTGCAAAGTTTAGTTCCCTATCAAGGGGAAAAACTTGCCGCTGGTGCGGAAAGTGTTATGCGTCCATTTTCAAGTGAAAAACAAAATAATTACGAACAGGCAAAAGAAAACTTTATTACCGCAGTGTTGCGAAAAGAATCTGGCGCCTCCATTAACCCAGATGAATTTGCTAGAGAAGAACGCAAATACTTCCCTCAGCCCGGAGATGGTGATAGCACTATAAAACAAAAACAAGAAGCCCGCAGATTGGCAATTAGTGCAATGCGGCAAGTTGCTGGTCCGTTTGCCAAAAATATTGACGCAATTTCTTCCGGCGCTGCCGGCGGTGCTTCGTCTGCTGGTGCTGCAACTGGCGCTGACCCCCTTGGGTTAAGGAGGTAAAAATGCCTTCGATTTTAGAAATCCGTGAAAAGTTTCCGATGTATTCGGATCTTCCTGATCTGCAATTAGTTGATGCTTTACATCAGAAGTTTTATTCAGATATTCCAAAGGCAGATTTTTACAAGCAAACCGGCATCGCAGGGACCGCCAGCCAGATCCCTGGCACGATTACGTTGCCGCCTAAACCAGAACCATCTTTTTTTGAAAGAATTGGCGCGCTGCCAGAAACCGCTGCAAGAGTAATTTATGGCGGTTTGACAAGCATGGCCGCAGCACCGATTGGTTTAGGTAAAGAAATGTTGACGGGTACTCCTAAGGAACAAACCGCTCGTCAAATCATGGAGTTAGGCGGTAACGTCGCAATCAATCCGGCAACACAAGCAAACCTTCAGACGGTTGGCAATCTAATGCCTAACCTTCCTGCGTTTGTACCTGCTGTTGGTCAAGCCGGACAAATTGCGCAAACAGCCAACGCTCTTGCCACTCGCGCTGCTCCAACGGCACAACGTGTATCCCAAACAGTACAGAACGCCTTAGTACGGACGCCAGAACCACAAATGGCTGGTGGTGGCGCGGCGTTGACGCAAGAGGCGTTTTTGCGGGCAGAACGCGCCCAACGTCAGGGCATCCCGTTGACCAAAGGCGAGCAACTGCAAAGTCTGGCTCAACAGCAACTTGAGCAAGATTTGATTAAGTCAGGAAAACCTGAGTTAGTAGCACCTCTTACCAACCTAAAGCAGCAACAACAAGAAGCAATCGGTCGCCAGTTTCAAAGGTTGACTGAAGCTACCGGCGCAGAAATGGCTGATGTTAGCCCTATATTTTTGCGTGAAATTGGAAAAATTGTTGACAAGCCGTTGATGGCAGAGTACCAAAAATCAATTAACAATTATCGTAACAAATACAACGCGGCAGACAACGCTGGCGAGACGCTACAAGAGGTTCCATACCAAAGTCTTGTTGATTACATCAACAAGCAAACGCCTACGACCAGAACGTCTCTTGCGCCGATTTTGCAAGATACGCTTGAGCAATTGAAGATTAACGATCCAAACGGAACTGGCAACATTTCCATTCGGGCGCTTGAAGATGTATATCAGAACATTGGCAAAAAATCGCAACCAGGGACGCCAAACTTAACTTACGGAAAAGATCTTAAGAACCTGATTGATCAAACAACCGAAGGCGCTGGCGGCGATCTTTATAAAGAAGCCCGCTCTGCTCGCAAGCAATTTTCCAAGGAATTTGAAGATGTGTCTTCTGTAGCTGCGCTTGTTCAAAGCAAAGGTGAAGATCGAAAAGTTCGACTTTCTGCAATTTTTGACGATGTAGTGCTTGATAGTTCTTTGGAAGATTTGCAATCAATCACCAAGTTGCTTAAACGCGCAGGACCAGAAGGCGAACGCGCCATGAGTGAACTAAAAGGCCAAACAATTCAATGGCTTAAAGGTCAAGCTACTGGCATCAACGGTATTACAAAAGCAGATGCTTTTCGTAAGGCAATTGACAAATTAGAAATTGAAGACAAGTTAACTGAGTTGTTTGGAAAAGCTGGACGCGAACAAATTCTTGACCTGCGTGATACGGTCAAAGATGCAATGGTTAAAAAGCCAGAAGCAACAAATTACTCTAACACCGCCAGCGCAGTACTGCGTGGGTTGGAAAAAATGTCTGCATTTAAAATTCCTGGCGCAAAAACGCTTGCAGAAATGAAGCAAGGATCTATCACCAAACAACAAGCCAAAGAAGCAGCAACCTTTAACGCTTTAGCCCCAACCAACCAAAACAAATTGGTGCCCTGATGGTTACATTATCTGAAGTTGATCACAAAATTGACGCCCACGTTGATGTCTGCGCCGTAAGGTATGAAGGCATTGAAAAGGAAACCAAAGGCATCCACGCCCGGATCAAGCGGCTAGAGCAGATTTTGATCACGGGTGGCGGGTCAATCATCCTGCTACTGCTGACCATACTGACCAGAGGTCATTAAACGGTAATCGTCAGTTCGTAAGATAAGACTCCTTTTCTTGGAGCCTGACATGAAAGACGACATCCTTGCCGCGATCAATGACTCTGAGCCAGTTGACGCCCTGAACGCTCTGTTCTCGGTGGCCTTCTTGGTTGCTAAAGCATCAAACATCAACGAGTTCACGCTTTCTTCGCTCTTCTCTTCGACCGCTGACGCACTCTTCCAAGCTCACATTGAAGACGAAGAGGAAGAGGAAGCCGAAGAGTTTGACGAACAGACCGACGAGTAATGATCTGACCCCCTGACGACCTCGGGGGGTCACCCAACCGCAACAAAACTGTGGTATTTGGGATGCTTCTCCTAAAAGGATGAAGAATAATGACACCAAAAATCACAGACCAAGAGTTTTTGCGGTTATGGGACGAGCACAAATCACCACTTAAAGTAGCTAAGGCCGCTGGCCTTTCTGAACGCCGCGTTCACACTCGACGGCGCTCAATAGAAAATAAGTTAAACATCAATTTAAAAAGTGGCAAAGCAGTCCACATCCAAAAAGCCCGCCACGAAGCTGGCCTGACTGATGGCATTGCAATCATTTTCTCTGACGCACACTTCTGGCCTGGCATTAGGACGACCGCCTTCAAAGGCTTGTTATGGGCGATAAACGAACTTAAACCGCACGTTGTAGTCGCCAACGGCGATATTTTTGACGGAAGTTCGATCAGCAGACACGTCAGAATAAATTGGAGTTCGGTCCCAAACGTAAAACAGGAACTTGACGCTTGCCAGTCGGCGCTTAAAGAGATTGAAGACGCTTGCGAAAAGGCCCGCCATCACACGCAACTGATCTGGCCGCTAGGTAACCATGACTCGCGCTTTGAGTCGCGCTTGTCCGAAGCTGCACCCCAATTTGAAGGCGTTGGCGGCACGGCGCTCAAAGACCATTTCCCAAAATGGCATCCATGTTGGTCTTGCTGGTTGTCCGATAGCGTAGTTGTCAAACACCGATATAAGAATGGCGTTCACGCTACGCATACCAACACCCTGAATTCTGGCGTCACAACTATCACCGGCCATCTACACAGCCTCAAAGTTACCCCATTTGGTGACTATAATGGCACTCGGTGGGGCGTTGACACGGGTACGCTTGCTGAGATTGATGGGCCGCAGTTCATTGACTACCTTGAAGACGGTCCGGTCAACTGGCGCAGCGGCTTTGCCGTGGTAACTATGAAGGACAGCAAACCGCTTTGGCCTGAGTTGGTTAGCAAACACGCCGAAGGTATCATCGACTTCCGTGGTCAACTTATTGATGTGAGTGGGTACTAATGGCTAACTTCAATCCCGCGTTTGAGAAAATGATCGTTGATGAAGGCGGTTATGTTTTACACACCGTCCCAGGCGACACCGGAGGAATGACTTATGCTGGAATTGCGCGAAACCCAAACCCGCACTGGCCGGGATGGAACATCATTGACCAAGGTGGCCGTGACAATCCGCTCCTTACTGGGATGGTGCGCAAATTCTATAAGGTTGAGTTTTGGGATCGTTTACGAGGGGATGAAATTACGCAGCAAGTTGTTGCAGAAAGCATCTTCAACTTCGGCGTAAACACCGGCATCAAAGTTGCCGTCAAGCTCGCGCAGTTGATCGTAGGCGCTACCCCAGACGGCGCGGTTGGCCCTGTTACGCTGCAAAAGTTCAACAGTGTTGAACCAGATTCGTTCAAGAAATCTTATGCCTTAGCTAAGATCACGCGCTACGCAGACATCTGCAACAAGAACCGTACCCAGTCCAAGTTTCTTCTTGGCTGGATCAACCGTACATTGTCCGGGCTAAAATAATGGATCTTATTGGAATCGGGAGCATCATTGAAGGCGTGGGCAAGGTCGCGGGTGACCTCATTACGACAGACCAAGAACGCCTTCAAATGGCGCTGGAGGACCGCAAGCTCGATCTTGAAGAAAAGCGTATCGACCAAGCTACAGACCTCGCGCAGGTGGGTATCAACAAGATCGAAGCGGCGTCTACTAGCCTATTTGTCTCTGGTTGGCGTCCTGCTGTCGGTTGGGTTGGCGTTGCTGGCCTAACCTACCAATTTCTTGGCTACCCTCTGATGCAGTGGGTGTGGGCGTTTGGGCAGGGCGTGGATATTATCCCGAAGGGTCTGGCCGCAC